TTTCTCATCATCGTATGACGAAATCGGCTTCGCTTTTAGTTTCTGGATTAGAACCAATATACAATATTATGGAACCTCCCAACGAAGAGATAAGAAGAGCGATGGAAAGTTTACAAAAAGAATACTATAAAAGTAAAAAAGGCATTGTTCCCTTTTTAGAGCCTATCGTTCAAGCAGCAATGCCCGCTTATCCACCTTCCGGTCGATTAGGTGATTTACTAGGCCAAAATAGTGCGTTTAATCCTGTTTCTGCTAGTTTTCTTTCCAATTTAACTATTGAAGAAGGAGCCGCATTACGAGCTACTAAAGTGGATTCGATTCCTAATACCCGTTATTTGTTTGCTCCTACATACAGTTGCTATGATAGAAAAACAAATAACCCAACCGATTTAACTACCGATGAAGCAAAATATCTTGCTAGACTTAATGATATTAGTCTATACGGAGATTCCAGTAAGAAGCCTTTGACACGACCTCAATTATGTAAAACATTAGGAGACGCTGGACTCGTTTTACATAACGGACTAAAAACCGTACAACGAGACCCCGTGAGAAGAATAAAAAGTCCTATCGAACCACCCATTGGTCGTTTTACAGAACATCCCGTAGAGCGCACTTTACAAAGAGCAAATGAAGGACGAGTTTATTTAGAACAGTTTGGTTTAAAAAGCAAGAAGAGTAAGAGCAAGAGTAATAGAAAGAAGAGTAAGAGCAAGAGCAAAAAGAACAAGAGCAAGAAGAGCAAGAGCAAGAAGAACAAGAGCAAAAAGAATAAGAGCAAAAAGAGCAAGAAGAGCAAAAAGAACAAGAGCAAAAAGAATAGCAAAAAATAAACAAAATTACAACATGATATCTTGATAGATAAAAACGATAGGAAAGAGTAATAAAATGCATAAGCCATAATAAACATGATATTTCAAATCCCAAGATGAAAGTAATACTGGTTGATAAGCAAATAAAGCAGCACAAATAACGAGAAAGAATAATAAGACATTTCTACTATTCATCCATTTATATTCATTGACTTCGCGTTCACTTTCTATAGGCTCACAGGATTGAAGTTGATACAATTCAAGACATTCTGGATAGTGTTTGAATAATATATCATGGTCAAGATAAGCCCATGGTTTGTGACACCCAAAACATTGTTCTGAAAAAACCGTTTCCATTGAAAACGATTTAGATTGTTCATAAGAAGGAACATACAAGGCTCGTTTGGAATAGTATACATCTTCATTACATATTTTATAAACATAAGGGTCGGAATGTAAAATATGTAACATTTTACTTTTTTTACGTAATGAAAATCCTCCATTTCCAACCTTTATATTATAATGAAAAAACCCCCATGGTGCGCCAACATAATCATATTTCATAAATTGTTCTAGTAAATGAGCATTCCGAGGAAAAATCATACTATCGGTTTGAAAAATTAAAAACGTTTCAGTTGGAATATGGTCATAAAAAGAAGGTGATGTTACTAATAAATTATACATGTGAATGCTTAGATTTTCAACATGTAAATCATGTAAAGTGATGTTCTTTAGCGTATTGATTTTAGGAACTATCTGTTCTACATATTCTTTATTCAATGAACCATGCATGATGATAATACCCCATTCATCTGATAAACAAGAAGAAATATTACGTAAAACAAACTCTAAAGCTTTATGACGCCTAGGTTCAATAATAACTGCAGAATATTTCATGTCTATATAAAATAAAGATTATTATTTTATAAAAAATAGTTGTATTTTATTTGTGTTTCACTTGTATTTCATTTTGCTTGTATTTCATTTGATACACGAATGCCTGATTCCATTGCGGCGTGCATTACCATTGATTTTGGCTGAGTTGCTTCCCCCGCAAAAAATAAAGTATTCAAAACGGGTTGGGCGAGAACATTTCTATCTTCATTCCGTGAAGGAGAACTATATCCGCCTTTGATATATGGTTCATTGGTCCAATCTTGGACCATCATATCGATAAATAAGGCCGATGCTTTATTATCAAAGATTTCGTCCAATTGGTCCAGTACAGACCGTTTTAATTCACTTCTTGATAATGCATGCAATGCATTGGCGTAAGAGGAGGTCGCAAACCCCATCAATATGAATTCATCTGTATTGGATACAGTCCAAAATTCAGGGACTCCATGTTCACAAATCATCCCTCTAAAATCGTGTGGCACGAATCGGGCTGAAAATCGAAGGGCGAGTTTCAAACAAGATTCCATTCGAATCTGATGTATCATCTTTACTTTTTCAAGTGGCAAATGAGGACAAAATTCAATTACGTTTTGTTGTAAGATGGAAAGGGGGACAGTAATGACAACTTTTGTGGCTGTAATGTACTCTTTTCGTGATGTGATGGAAACAAAACCCGGTTTCCAACATATTTGTTCTACAGGCCAATTCGTCCATATTTCAGTTTTTTTTCGTAAATACGAAAGAAGAGCGTCGTGACCACGACAATCCAGCTCAGAATTCCCGTCCACTTCAAAACGGTCTGTGACGATACAGGATTCTTTAGTCGGCAACGAACGAATATCGCTACACAAGGTATTGCCATAACCGGCATTCATCAATGCCATCATGGAAGGATGAACGCCCATATCTACTAATGTTTCGTATACAGTTTGATGTGTATCTTCATTCATGGTATGAATCGATTGGTTTGCAAATATGAAATCGGGATGTTCGGAATCAAAGCGGTATAAGGTACGATTGACGTAATAGTACCCGCAACCGCCCGAAACCGTATGTTCGGGGTGAGGACCGCCGTCGCCTTGCGCCCATGTGAAAATAGGTTGACTGGGTATCCCCAATTCATCCAAATGTTGTTTCAAAATCGTATGTTCGCCGTGAATAAATTCTGCGCCTAATGAAATCGGACACGATGCGAAATTATGTAGGGTGGATACGCGTCCTCCGATTTGAGAACGGGCCTCTACTATTAAAACGGAAAGGTGTGGCGATTCGTCACAAAGTGTTTTGGCACATGTTAATCCTGCCAAGCCCGCACCAACAATAACCACATCGTACATATTCCTTATATCGTCTTGTTAAATGTATTTTTTAACTTTTTTTGTTACTGTTTTCGTATAAAAATTTACTATTTTTTTAATATTTATATATTGTAAAAAATGGCAGCTCCATTACAATATGGACGATTGGTGATATCGGGAATTACGTTTAATGTCCCCCTCGATAATAATGTACAAGTGGAATTATATTTTGTACCAGGAATGCCAGCTGCTTTATATCAACAATACCAAAAAACACAAGCTTATTTTCGAAGAAAAGGATTGCCTCCTTTGACAACAGTGACGTACGATAATGGAACACGAGCATTTTGGGCGTATTCTGATGACCGCTCGGTAGGACTTGTGTATACACCTCCTGATACCTTTCAAGTGATTGCCAATCGTAAATCAGGGCCGCTTCCAACCTTGGTAGAGGAACTTTCCAAAATGACGATTCCACAATTGAAACAGTATGCTGCCGACAATGACATTCTTCCGTTTCCATCGGCTCTTACCAAAGAAGGACTCGTTTTCTTTATCAACCAAACCATAGTAAAAATGGAAGAACGGCGTGCGAATCCGTTGGTTATCAACTGTTATCAGTTTTTTCTCCAATCCAGTGCGGTACTTAAACGAATTCTGGAAGACTTTATTTATTTTTTTGTACGGTATTACCATGTACGAATCGATATTAAAAATCCAGACAGTAGAGTCGTTCTTATTGAATTGGAACAATTGGGATTGATTCGAATCGATATGTCACAGATAAGTATGGATGATGCGAATCAGATGTTGGCCGATATTATTAAAGAATTAAGAAGATTATATAACATTGAATACGCAAAGGAAGAAACTGTTCCTCAATTTATAGATAAGAAATTAGATAAAAAAGCCAATTCCGCTTTTTATTTTAATATGGAAGACCCTATTGTAAAAGGTTGTCCTGGAACGTATCAACAACTGGGTACAATGATTCGACCCGATGCTGCGTTTAAAGATATTTATACCAGATGGGAAGTTATGGCGGATAAACAGGCGGCATTACAACTTATGTATCAAATCTTACAATGTAAAAATAAAACCGATTCCTATATATACAATGACCATAACCGAACCCTTTATATCATTCATACTATTCTGAATCGTAGTATTAATCCAAACCTCACCTCAAAAGTAGATAGTGAAAAAGATAATCGATTTTTATTTCAAATTCTTTTGCAAACCGCATCGAATTTGGCACAAGTAGGACCGAATCAAACCTTATCCAATAAAAAGAGTGATGGAAGTTCATTAATGGACCCGGAAGACCCAACTCGAATGTTGTCATGGAGAAAATATATTTATATTGTGGTTAATTTTATCTTACTTCTTCCACAACCGGTTCAAGTCAATTGGGCCGAATCGTACTTGAAAAGTTTTATTGAAGGATACGATTTAAAAGTCGATGCGATTCCAGTTTGTCGACCCGGATTGGTTCCTGTATTCGGAATTCCAGTTACGCCTGGAACACAACAATATGCATCTTGTTATTTAGGAATGTGTTACCATATGTTGATTTCATTGTATCAAGTGTTATTTGAAGGATATCAACCAAAACCAGTTAAACCCAATCCCAAGAATCCAATTATTGTCGTTCAACAAGCACCAGTACAACATATCGAGCAACCTGTCTTTTATTACAATAGTATTATCACTTCCAAAATTCAAGAGTTTCAAGTAGAATTCATTCAAAAATATAATATTACAGAAGATTTTACAGAAGAACAAAAAGAATTATTTAAAGAAGAATTTTTTGGATATTTTTTAAGTTTACCAGTCACACACGACGACCATAATTGGGAACCTCAAATTAATACAATTGTTGATGGGGTATTGGAATTTTTAGGAAAAAGAGGTAGAATGAGAAATTCAAGAAAGAGAAAAGGTAGAAATACAAAAGGTAGAAAAGGTAGAAATACAAAAGGTAGAAAAGGTAGAAATACAAGAAATACAATGAAGCGTATGAAATCTAGAAGCGCGACAAGGCAATAACAAGATAACAATTACAAAACTAATTATAAAAAATTCATAGGAAAAAAAGAAAAAAGAAAAATTTCATTTATTATCCTTTCTAATTAATAAAGAATGTCTTTGATAAATCTTTTAGAAAAACGTATTTTATTTTTGGGATACGGCGCTGTTGCAAAAGCGGTATGGAACTATATGAGTATGTATTTTATCGTTGAGCCTTCCAATGTATTCCTTGTGGACAAATCCGAAACCGCTTTTTATGGGCCTTCATTAAAAAATGTGAACCGCATCGTTTCCATGGTTGATGCAAACAATTTTGAACAATTGGTAAAATCTATATTAAGAGAAGGTGATATTGTGATTGATTTAACATTCAATTCAGCAACGTACTTTTTTATTCAAATGTGTTGGTTGCGTGGATTGCATTATATCAATACAAGTATTGAAGATTCTATGGATACATTTAAAGGGAATTCTATTGATTTCCAACAACAAAAAGTACTAGCCATTTATAAACAATGCAGTCGTCAAACCAAGATTCGAAGTAGTATTGTTACTGAATGTGGTCAAAATCCTGGTTTGATTCAACATTATGTATTGTATGCGATGCAACAACTTCATCAGAAAATGCATCCGTATTCAAAGAAGAGATTTGATAGAACACAATTGACTAATGTGATTTCAGAGTATAAAATAGGGACTATCTTGATGAGTGAACGCGACCAAATTAAAACCAATCGTAAAATGGATTCGATAGTGAATACCTGGTGTGTATCTGGTCTTATTTCTGAAGGAATGGATGATGTCGAGGTGGTTTGTGGAACCAAGAATCCGTATATTCAGCCTATGCTTCCCAAAGAAGTCATTAATAAAGGAATGATGAAATTGTACGAGCCGTATCAATTAAAGGGCAAACAAGTTATTTTCTTAAAAACATCTGGATTGGATAGTTATATGAACTCGATTGCGCCTGTTATCAAAGACAATAAAATAGTTCATGAAATATACGATGGACAATTAATTCATCATGGTGAAGTGTTTGAATTGGCTTCTTATTTTGGAGACATGGCTCCATTTATGAGTTATGTATACCAATCTTGTCCTTATTTTCAACAAACCGTCAAACCGTTTATTAAATTATACGGAAAGGATAATTTAGATATATTGATTGAAACTCACCCCGAATCATTTAGTGTCATGGATAACATCAATGTTAAAAAAGAAGACCGCCTTACCGGATTCGATAGCATTGGTTGTACGATTTTTTGTGGCGAAAGTACAGTAGAAAAAATATATTGGTGTGGTTCAATTCTAAGTGATACACACAAATGCGTGAAAAGTGAATTTAGTCCAACCATAGTTCAAGTGGCAGCAGGTGTACTATCTGGTTTATCGTATATTTTAGAGCCGAATCGAGAACCAGGTTATTATCCACCATGCAGAATGAATACGGATTATATG